TGATTTTCCAACCTTCTCTTGAAATTAATGCTTTACATTCATTCCAAGTCTTGCAAGGTTCTGTTTCTGTTCCACATATGTCGCAGTAGCCTATGTATTCATCATAATACTTGTCAATCATAGATTTAGTTCACTCCTTTATATTTTCTTCGCTACATATTTAATTTACTCTCCTTCGTATAGTTTTGGTGTACCATCAGGATTAACTAATACTGTAAAATTATAATTGTCCTTTGACATTGTATACATAATCTTTGTTCCTCGGTCATATACAATAGCATAATTAAGACTTTCTGAAACCGTTACAAACACATCATCACTAGCTTTAACTGAATTATTTGTATTATCGCAACCAACGAAGAATAGCACCATAATAACTAGTGTAATAGTAACGATAGTTGCAATAAATTTTGACTTAATGTTATTCATTCTTTCCTCCAATTCCTGAAATTAATCATTTTCTTTCCACAATTCGGGCAATACAGACTTATTTTTTCCGGTTCAAAACCACAGTTTGAGCAGTACGGATAGTAACCATCTGAATTGATTGCCCATTTATACCTTGAATCTTTGTCTGACCATTTCTGCACAATTTCAATAGCTGCGCCCGGATTGCTCATTTCTACGCTTTCACAAAATCCTTTTGACCATGTCTGTTCTTTTGCAAACGGACAGCTACGGCAGTGCTTATTAAATGATAGACACATTTCTTTTTTCTTCTTCAGATAGTTACTTGTAATGCTACAGTCAATTTTCATTCTTCTTATTTTCCTCCTTTATTTATTTCTTTTAATGCCCATATAATTTCAGCTATTATATACGCATATGTCATTAATTGAACGCTCAATGGAATTTGAACATTATTTGCTTTCAATATTTCTAAAACTAGCAGCCAAATAAACTCTATTATCATATTTCAACCTCATTAACATTAATTATTTATTTGCTATCCTTGCACCACAATTCTTACAAAATAGACTAGCTACTGAAGTGGTATAGCCACATCTTGAACATTCCATTAAGCCATTTTTATGCTTTCTTAAAATTGATAATCTACCTTTCTTGCCACATTGTTCTAATGATCTGTTATTGAGCATCCATGTATCAAATTGTTTTCTACAATTTTCGCATAATTTATAATGTTTGTATTTGCAATTTTCTAAAACTGCAATTTTTGTACATCTTTCATCATCAACAAACTTTTTGCATTTACTACATTCAACTAAATTCATAATTTACCTCTCATGCGAAGATATTTTTTGTATCCTTGTTTCTTTCTTGCTATTCTACAATCTTTGCAAAAATTGTTTTCAATTCGTTCATAGAAACTGCAACCACAGCGCTTACAATACTGAACTTTAATTCTTTTGAATGATGTACATTCATCACAATTAGACTTTCCTATTGTGCAGCCTTTAAGATCAGACCAGTAATAACACATATCTTTTTGAAAATACTGTTCAAATTCGTCATAATGTGGTTTATTTTCTTCTATGTAAGAATTTAAAGTCATAAGCATACTCGATAATAAACTTCTAACTTTGTCTTTTTCTTCAATGGTAAAGCAATTCTTATGTTTTAATTGTTTCACCGGCATATTATCAAAAAAATCACCTTCTCCAATCATTTTCCGCACTTTATCTAAGTTTTCGGTTAGATAATTTCTATATACTCTTCCTCTAATAGCTTTAACTGACTTATCACTAAACTGTTCCTGCATTTCCTCATAGTTTTTACAATCTTTAATCATCTGACCTAAAAGCATATATTCTTCATCAGTCCATTGAATATGATTGTTTAAGGATATTGGCCTTTCTTTTAAATTCAGCTCTAGAATTCTTCTTTTGACTGCTCCTTCTGTTCTGTGTAAAGCCTTGGCCAACTCTACAATAGTGTACTTTTTTCTTTTTAATAATATTCTAAGCTCATCATCGTCTTTAGTAGTCCAAGGCTTCATTGTAATTTTTTGATTTCTTCTGATGTCCTGCCGTCTTTTAACATCTACCCACTCAGGCTCAGGTCCTAGACCATATTTTTCAAAATTTGAAAAATCTAAGAAATATCTATTTTCATAAGCCCAATCAAAAAATTCATTAATATCTATTCCTTCATAAGTAAATTTCTTGCTTCGCTTTACTTTATGGATTTTTAAACCTCTGTTTTTAATTGCACTAATTTCTTTATAAGATGCTCCTTTTCTAAATACTATTTCAAAAAGAGTATTCTTAGGAATATAGCAATCATTAGAATCGGTATAACGAAGTAATCCTAACTTATTTTTCTTGACAAATACAGCAGTAACACTTCTATTAAGATTTTTTGCAATTTTCTCAATAGGCATATTTCCCCATTTTGAAGATAGATATTCGATTTCTTTTTCAGTCCATTTGCGATTTCCCATAATTATAATCCTGACAAAGTTCTCATAACCAAATCTACATCCTTATTTTCAAGTTCTTGAATAATATGTAAATATGTTTTTTGGGTTGTAGTCATACTTGCATGGCCTAATCTTCTTGCCACACTTGCTATTGAAACACCTGCAAAAAGCAACAAAGAAGCATGTGTATGGCGAAGGCCATGTATAGAGATTACTGAAATTCCACAAGCCTTACAATGTCTTGTAAGTACATCATTAACTGTGGAATTGTAAATTTTATCCGGACCAACAAAAATAGGCTTGTCCTCCGGTAGTCCTTTTACTAATTCAGAGAATTTAACAATAATCTGCCAGTCAATTTGAATTTTTCTTACAGATGATTTGTTTTTGGTTGGCAAGAAACCACCATCACCTTTATAATCCCAAGTCTTGCTGATTGAAAGGGTTTGTCTGGAAAAGTCAAAATCAGCCGGTGTTATTGCAAGAGCCTCGGAAAATCTCATACCTGTCTTTGCAACCAACAAAATAAACCAATCCCAATTTGGCTGTTCTCCAAGGTCTAAATCATCAAGCAATGAATGAAGTTCAAACTGGCTTAAGTATTTAATCTTCTTAGGTCTTGGTGCTTTACCCTTTATAACTGCTTTTCGTGTTGGGTCACGCTCAATAAATCCGTCATCAACTGCATCAAGAATGGCACCTTTAACCTGATGATGAAAGTCAATAGTAGTTTGTCTTTCGTGTTCTTTCGCATAATCGTTTAACAACTTTTGATAAACTGGTCTTGTTAGTTGCTTAATGGTTACGTCAGGTATAAGTTTTTCAATCCATTTCAATGTCATACGATATTTTGACATTGTAGCTTCTCTGATTGCACCTTCTTTATAAACTTCTATACAAACTCTAAAGTAATCACAAAATTTGGAGTCCGCTGTTATGTCTTTTATGTCCATTTTAATTACCTCTCAATGCATTCTGATGATAGATAATGGCCGGAATACCAGCTAAACTAAATTGAACAAATGCCATATGTACGCACCTGCTGTCAATGTCAGAACATTCAACCATCAAATGTTCTGTATAATTGATCTTGTATTTATTCCACAGCAAATCTGCTGTAGCTATAATCATTCCACCTGAACCGCATGAAGGCTCAGATACTGTTATGATGTCGTTATTCTCAACAATTTCTTTTGACAAATCCGTGTCTGCTACCATTCGCGAAATATGATAAGGTGTGAAGAATTGACCAGCTTTCTTGCTTGAAGTGTTAGACTTCATATATAGCTCTCCAAGATGGTCGTTAAATCCTATAGCTGGGTCTATTTGATTTGATAGAATAAGAAACAACATTGAAAATATCTCAACAATAACCTTTCTTGAATTTTCATCATACTTTTTAATGATGTTCATATATTCTTTTTCTCTTTCTGCGCTATAATTAATTTTGTTACTTATACTTATTGCAGAAATATGAAAAACATCGGAAAGTAAGGTCAGATTATCACAAGGAAATTGGTGAGATTCTATCAATTTAATGATGTCGTCTGTTGTAGGAATCATTACTATATACCTCCGCTTTTCTTAACCTATTAATCTCATAAAAATTCGCTATATAAAAATCTATACAATCACAAGGATTATCTTTGCATTCTAAACCGTTACATCCTCGGCAGCAGGGAAGAGAGTGAGGCTTATGTTCACAATGCCTTAATAGTTCTTTCTTAGTCATCTTGCAACCTCTCTATATCATCTAAATTCACTATGATAAGTGATTTTGCTGTGTCTTCACCTTGAAGTTCCGCTTGATAAAACACTTGTTCTTTGTCATATGACCTTTGTTTTTTAGTTTTTCGGATTGTTGCACCTAAAAAGATAAAAGCTTTATCCGGCGAAATGTCAGTTCTAGTTCCGGTGTATTTGACCTTATGATTTAAGTTTGCAATAACATTATTAGGCTTCATCAGCTCTCAACTCCTTCAATACCAACAATTTTAAGTACCTCTTCTATCTCTAATAATTGACTTACAGCAGTAGCAAGTAAACTATAATACTTGCTTCTACTTATTTCTTTAGTATCTCTGATGTCATATTCAGAGAGCGAATAGATATATTTCAACTCTAATATTGAATATTCGTCAGATGTTACATCCAAGTGATTAATTATCTTATATATAAGATTACTAACTTCAGATACTTGTTGTTCTAAATTCATAATCTTATCGTCAATATCCGCCAGCTTGTATGTAACACTTGCAGCACCAACAGAAATATTAGAGTTGGCCACTCTCGGGGAATTATCAGAACCACCATAGGAAGGACTGTTCATTGACTCAATAATTATGCTTTTAGTTCTCTTAAGTTCTTTAATTCTCTTAACAAGCTTATTCTTTGTATTCATATAAGATTTCAGCTTGGTTTCTCTTTCTATTGAATTCAATGTTTTCAGTCCTTCCTTTTTCTTACTTATAGTGATTTAAAATTTCTTTCACATCATCAATGTATGTGACCACTTCCGCTACTGCTCCGGCTTGTCTAAGAGCTTCAATAGTTGTTTTTTGGATGCCACTTAGTTTTCCAATAAACGGTCTTTTAACTTCAAAGCCAAAAAACTGACCTTTATAAACAAAGGAAATATCAGGTAATCCATTAGCTGAAGTGTATGTTCCTTGACTTTCCTTCCAAGCGAAACCATAGGGATAGTTTCGCTTAAGATATGTCAGTATAGACTTCTGATAGTAGGATTCAAGTGGTACATTATCTCTTATCCACTGCTTAGTTTCGTTAAGAGTACCATGCTTCAGGTATGCGTGTAATTCGCTTATAGTTTTAAATTCCTTAAATCCTTGTGCAGATATTGACATTATCAGCACTCCTCAAAGCCGTCATCATCAGCATTAACTGTAATCTTGTTATCTTTTTCTGATTCCATTAAGTTTGAAGCCTCAAGATCGGCTTCGTACAGTGCTAATGCTAATGGATACCTTTGTAGTACCGTACTGAGAGCGCTGTAGTATTCCTTAGGCTCTGAATATCCCATATGCCATCGAATAGCATAGCGTTCCGGTGGTGATAGCTTGATGTAGCTTTCAACCATCATGGCAGATTTTTCACCATGGCCATATGGAATTTTATCATCAACGGTAAAGTAAGGAACTTTCTCCCACTGACCACTACTTTCATTCTTAACATTTCTCATGCTTACAGAATAGAAGTTAGTCTTACATAAGTCATGAAGTAAGGCTACAATGATGATACTTTCTTCGCTTACACCACTTGATACTAGTTCTTGGCCAATCAGCTTATCATCAAGCTTACTAGCAAGTCGGTCATATACATTAAGACTATGTTGTAGTAAACCGCCTTCAACTGACAGATGAAATCTTGTACTTGCAGGTGCAGTATAGAAGTCTGATGTCTTGATGTAGTTCATCAACTTATCAACGCCAGGTCTATTAACCTTAGCCATTAATTGTTCGAATCTTGTAAT